GCTCAAATACAATGATAGGTCAAGAGGAGTCTTTGAGGGCTTTGTTAGATGAAAAGAAGAAACAACTAGAGTTAGACGAAGAAATTATTAAGGTAAACTCTATAAATGATGGAATTTTAAAGGAAGAAAAAAGAAGCAGAGATGAGATATCTGAATCTATTAAGAAAACAGAGAATGCTTTATTGTCTTTAGATGGGGTAACATCTACCTCTGCTGCGTTTAGAGCTTCAACCTATAATGACACGCTAGATAAAGAAAAGGAAATACTAAAAGCTTTAGACGAAAGGGTAGAAGCGATGGAGCGAATTAAAGGACTGTACGAACCTCCTAGACAGGTTGTTGAACGCTCAGTAGAATGGTACAAACAACAGATATCTCTTGCTCAAAAAACTAGAGACCAGCTTTCTACAAACAACAAAGCTTATAAGAATCAAACACTAATAATTAAAGGTCTTAAAAAGGAATTAGAAAAGATTACTGATACGAAAAGGAAAAAAGTAACTGCATTTGACACTTCTCAAATAAGTAAAGACGCTAAGAATTATGTCGATGAGGTAATGAAAATGGAGAAGAAAAATGCTTTACTTCTAGCTACAAATAATGTTGACAAACTAATTATTGAGAGAGACTTCCAATTAAAGAGACTTTCTATGCTTAAAGGAGATAATTCTGCGTTAATAGAAGAGTATGTAAAGTATTATGATACTCTTATTAGTGTAGCGGAAGGTAAGCTTTTAGGTAAAGGTAAAATAGACGATAAGACACCAACAAAAAGTGGTGGGTCAAAAGAGCCATTTACTTTAGAAGAAGGTTTAAATGCTTATATGGAGCTACAGTCTTCTATGACAAACTTTCTTAATGGAGAATACGACAGGCAACTAACTATAGAGCAAAATAAAACAAATGCTTTAAATAACGAACTTAATCAAAGGCTTTTAAACGAAAATTTATCTAAAGACGAAAGAGAAAGAATACAATTACAGATAGGTAGAAATGATGAGAAATTAAGGAAAACACAAGAGGCTATAGAGAAGAAAAGGTTTAAGTTAAATAAAGCTGCTAATATAGCTAACGCATCTATAAACACATATTTAGCTGCAAGTCAAGCATTATCCTCTGAGACAATACCTACAGCAGCAAAACCTTTTGTTGTGGCTGCAACGATAGCTAGTGGTTTAATGCAAGTGGCTAGTATAGCTAGACAAAAATTTCAATCTTCAGCAGGTAGTGGAGGTACTATAGGAGCTTCTGGTGGTGGAAGTGGAGGTGGAGAAGGTAGAGAATTCAATTTCAATCTAGCAGGAAGCACACAGTCAAATCAATTAACACAATCAATAGCTAGTCAGTTAAATCAACCAATACAAGCGTATGTTGTTTCTTCTGAGATAACGAGCCAACAACAACTAGACTTAAACATCTCCAATACAGCAACAATAGGTTAAAATAAAAATTATGGAAGAATTAGATATTATAGAATTAATAATAGACGAAAATAACTTAGAGGATGGCATAGAGGCTATATCATTAGTAGAAAGTCCTGCAATAGAAGAGAATTTTGTAGCACTTAGTCAGCACAAGGTGCAGTTTAAATCTGTGGATGATGAGAAAAGGATAGTAGTAGGTCTAGCTTTAGTTCCAGATAAAGAGATATTTAGGAAAAGTGGAGATTATGCTTATAAGATAAAATTCTCTAAAGAAACTGTCAAGAAGGCATCAGAGTTATACTTAAAAAGATTAAAGAATAATAACGCAACTCTAGAACACGAATTAAGCGTAAAAGGAGTGTCTCTAATAGAGTCTTGGATAGTTGAAGACCCAAGTATGGATAAAAGTAATTTATACAACCTAGACGCTCCAGAGGGTGCTTGGGCGGTAGTTATGAAGATTGATAATGATGAAATATGGGAGGATGTAAAGCTAGGTAAATATTTAGGATTTAGTATTGAAGGTTTCTTTAGTAAAAAAGAAGAGGAATTGGTGGAATACCCTCACACGATGTATAATCCTAAAAATGGAGAAAGTGTTGAAATAACTAATAAAGAAGAACACGACAAATACACAGAAAAAGGTTGGGTACATAGTGAGCCAAAAGAATACAAAGAACAAGAGCTAAAGTCTTATAGCGACTACCCACAGTCTGCTACTAATAATGCTAAACGAGCATTAGCTTGGGTAGATAAAAATGGATGGGGTTCTTGTGGTACTCCTGTAGGAAAACAGAGAGCAAGTCAACTAGCTAGTAGAGAGCCTTTAAGTAGAGATACTATATCTAGAATGGCATCTTTCAAAAGACATCAGCAACATAAAGATGTGCCATATTCAGAAGGATGTGGTGGTTTAATGTGGGATTGTTGGGGAGGAACTAGTGGTGTTGAGTGGGCAATAAATAAGCTAGAAAAATTGTCCTTATCTGAAGAAGATGCTGAGGCTTTGGGTATTTTAAACGACATCGTAAATAAACTAAATAATGAATAGAAGAGAAAAAGAAGAATGGAGTAGAACATCTCCAAAGAATAAGAGAAGAGGCTGTCTATGTAAAGACGGAAATAGATACAGTAGAGAGTGTTGTGATGGTAAGATGATTAATCAAGGAATAGGCAACATCTAAAAGTAAAATACAACAATATTTATATTGTTAGTTATTAGTGTTATAGAGTTAATAATAATAAATTTAATTTATGAAAAGTCCAAAAGAAATTGTAGATGCCTTTAAAAGCATTTTACTTTCTTCTGAAGAAGTAATTAAGCAGCCTGTAGAAGAGGTTGTTGAATTAGCTGAAGAAGAAGTAATTGAGGAAGCTCCTGTAGTTGAAGAGGAAGTTATTTCTGAAGATTCAGATATTGAATCATTAAACAAGAAATACGAATCTTTATACGAAGAGTTATCTTCATTAAAAGCTTCTGTTAAGCAAATGATGGAAATCGTTTCTCCTACAGAAGAAAAAGATGTTCCTGCTGAATTATCAAAGCAAGAAGTAGTATCGGAAGTTACTGAGCTATCTGTTGAGTCAGAAGAAATAGTACATTCCCCAGAAGCTCAAGTAGAGCAAAAGAAACAACACCTTTACTCACAGAGTAGACCAAAAACAGTAAAACACTCAATTTATAACAAATTATTTAATAAATAAAAAATGGCAACAACGACTTCAATTACAACAACTTACGCAGGAGAAAAAGCAGCAGGATATATTTCAGCAGCTTTATTGTCTGCAAATACTATCGAAAATGGTGGTATTACTGTTAAACCTAATGTAAAGTTCAAGCAAGTAATCAAAAGACTTTCTACCACCGATTTAATCGCTGATGGAAGTTGTGATTTCGCTGCAACAGATACTGTTACTTTAGACGAGAAAATTTTACAACCAGAAGAATTTCAAGTAAACTTAAACTTGTGTAAGACTGACTTTAGAGACGATTGGGATGCAATATCTATGGGATATTCTGCATTTGACAATCTACCTCCATCTTTCCAAGAGTTTTTAATCGCTGAGATTATTGCTAAGATTGCTGAGAAAAATGAGAGTAATATTTGGATGGGTGCTACTGCAACTGCAGGAGAATTTGACGGACTAGTAGCTTTAGCTACTGCTGATGCAACTGTTGTTGATGTAACAGGAGTTTCTACTGGAGCTGGTGGTGTAACTGCTGCTAACGTAGTTGCTGAATTAGGTAAAGTAACAGACGCTATGCCTGCTGCATTATACGGAAAGCCAGATGTAAGATTATACGTTGCACAAAACGTGTATAAGGCTTATGTAAGAGCTTTAGGAGGATTTGGTGCTGACGGACTTGGTGCTAATGGTTACGAAGGTAGAGGAAACAATCAAAGCATAAACGGATTAATGTTTGATGGAATTCAGATTTTCTTAGCTCAAGGATTAGACCCTAACTATATGTATTTAGCTGAAACATCTAATATTTTCTTTGGAACTGGACTTTTATCAGACCATAATGAAGTTAAAGTACTAGATATGAGCGACTTAGATGGAAGTCAGAATGTAAGATTTGTAATGAGATTTACTGCTGCTGTACAGCACGGATTTGGTTCAGACATCGTTCTTTACACTCCACAAGCATAATTAAAATAATTATTAATAATTTCCCTCTTCTTGACGGAGGAGGGAATATAAAAACCCAATACAACAAATGGCTTGTGATTTAACATTAGGAAGAAAAGAGGTATGTAAGGATTCTGTTGGAGGTATAAAAGCTATCTACCTATCGAATTTTGAAGATACTACTCCTGCTAGTTATACATTTGATTCAACAAATACAGATTCAATAGAATCTGTTACTGGAACACCAAATGCTTTCAAGTATGAAGTAAGAGATGCCTCTTCTTTCACGCAAAATATTCAGACAAGTTCTGAAACAGGAACTACTGCTTTTGAGCAAGTAGTAGAGTTAACATTAAAAAAATTAACTGTTAATGACCATAAAGAATTAAAATTACTTTCTTATGGTAGACCAAGAGTTATTATTGAAGACCAAAACGGAAACTTCTTTTTAGCTGGATTTGAAAATGGCTGTCAAGTAACTGCTGGTACTATTGTAACAGGACAAGCAATGAATGACCTTAGTGGTTATACATTAACTTTGACTGGTATGGAGAAGAAGCCTGCAAACTTTTTAGATGCTGACCCTGCGACTACAGGATTTACAGTTGTAGTACAAGCGTAAATATTTAATATTTGATTTACTTTTAGTTAAGGTCTGCTTCGGTAGACCTTTTCTTTTGTAATAAAAACAAAAAATAGTATTTCCGTTATAAGTTTATGATTAGATTATTACCAATATCAACATCACAAACATTCTCTATTTTGCCTAGAACATCAGACATTACAAATATAGATGCAACTATAAGGGAGGATGGAACAGGAGAGTCTGTATCATTTACAGGTGTTACTGCTGTTGTTAATGGAGATTACATAGATATAACGCTATCTTCAGATAAGTTTATAGCGGAAAGAGCTTATGTGCTAGAAATGACTAGAAACACTAACCTTTGGTACAGGGATAAGATATACGTAACAAGTCAAATTAATACGGACATCTATCACACTATAAGTACAGATTACTACAAGGAAAACAATACTGATGGTGATGATAAATACATAACAATATAATGAGTAAAAGAATAAACGTCAATAAGAATTACTTATCAAAGAATC